GACCTGATTGCCTTTTGTTGTGCTATGCAGCCGGACTATAAGGTAGGGAAACACCACCGAGTACTGGCAAACCTCCTGATGGAGATCGAGAAGGGTAAGATTTACGACGAGGAAGGGGAAGAAACGCCCGATTCGGGCAAAGATCGTGTCTGTGTAAACATGCCGCCCCGTCATGGTAAGAGCCAACTAATCTCAATCTACTTTCCGGCGTGGTTTTTAGGGCGAAATCCAGATAAAAAAGTACTGATGGTCTCGCATACTACTGATCTCGCGGTAGATTTTGGCCGTAAGGTGCGGAATCTGATCTCAACCCCCGAATATCAGGCGATATTTCCCAACGTACAGCTTGCTCAAGACAGTAAAAGCGCAGGTCGGTGGAATACAAACGCAGGGGGAGAGTATTTTGCGTGTGGTGTTGGTTCAGCTTTGGCTGGTCGTGGTGCTCACCTGCTACTTATTGACGATCCACATAACGAACAAGACATTATTAACGGTAACTTGGATGTCTTTGATAAAGCCTATGAGTGGTTTACTTACGGTGCTCGAACTCGTTTGATGCCCGCCGGGCGCGTAGCCATAGTGCAAACTCGCTGGCATTTGGACGACCTGACGGGGCGTGTTGTACGGGATATGGCGCAGTCTGAGCTTGCAGATGCGTACGAGGTGGTTGAGTTTCCTGCGATTTTGGAGATTGAGACGGAAGTAGAGAACCCAGACACACGCAAGATAGAGACTAAAATAATAGAAAAACCTCTGTGGCCTGAGTTTTTTAACCTCGACGCGCTCTACCGCACTAAGGCTTCAATGCCGCTGTTCCAGTGGAACGCCCAGTACCAACAGAAACCGACTGCGGAAGAAGCAGCGATAGTAAAACGCGAATGGTGGAACGAGTGGAAGAACGAGGACCCGCCCCGCTGTGAGTACATAATAATGTCATTGGACGCCGCTGCCGAGAAGAATAACAGGGCAGACTACACGGCACTGACTACGTGGGGTGTTTTCTACAATGAGGAAGAGAACCGCTACTCTATTATTCTCCTAAACTCTATCAAAAAGCGCCTTGAGTTCCCTGAGCTAAAAGAGCTGGCGTATTCCGAATTTAGAGACTGGGAGCCTGATGCGTTTATTGTGGAGAAGAAGAGTAGTGGCACCCCTCTCTATCAAGAAATGCGAAGGATGGGGTTAGTAGTTAGTGAGTACACGCCACATCGAGGGTCAGGTGATAAAATAGCGCGTTTAAACTCGGTTGCTGATATAGTAATGTCTGGACTTGTTTGGGTTCCACAAACACGTTGGGCAGAAGAACTCGTAGAGGAAGTTGCTGGGTTCCCCTTTATGTCGCATGATGACTTGGTGGACAGTACGATAATGGCGCTTATGCGCTTCCGGCAAGGGGGGTTTATACGCCTTCCAACAGATGAGGTGGAAGACGAACCACTATATAGACGGCGCGGCGGATACTATTAAAGGACAGCTAAAATGGCTATTGAGAAAGGTTTATACGGAATGCCAGAGGGCATTGACGAAGAAGTGGCGATGGGCGAAGAAATGACCCCTGACGCCGTGATCGAGATGGCTATCGCCACCGAAGAAGACCTGCCCGTGATGGTAGAGCTTGAAGACGGCAGCGTTGAGATTAGCTTTGGGGAAGAGATTGAAGAAGTTGATGCGGCGCCTTTCGATGCGAACCTTGCCGAGTACTTAGATGACCGTGATTTGGCGTCATTAGCTTCAGACCTTACCGAAGCGGTAGAGGCAGACGTGGCGGCACGTAAAGATTGGGCCGATAGCTATGTGCGCGGCCTAGACGTGGTGGGCTTTAAGTACGAGGAGCGGGTTGAGCCTTGGGAAAATGCCTGTGGCGTATATAGCAACATCCTAGCTGAAGCGGCTATCCGGTTCCAAGCCGAGGCCATGAGCGAGACTTTTCCTGCTGCCGGTCCTGTCAAGACTAAAATCCTAGGCGAAATCACTAAGGATAAGGAAGATGCAGCCCTCCGCGTTAAGACAGATATGAACTATGAATTAACTGAGGTTATGGTAGAATACCGCCCCGAACATGAGCGTATGCTGTATAGCCTTGGTTTAGCCGGTTCAGCCTTTAAAAAGGTCTATTTTGACCCTAATATTGGTCGCCAAACCGCACTATATATCCCTGCTGAAGACGTGATTGTCCCCTACGGTGCCTCTAATATTGAGTCCGCTGAGCGCGTTACACACGTAATGCGGAAGACTAAAAACGAGCTAATTAAACTTCAAGCCGCTGGATTCTACCGCGAAGTAGAGTTAGGCGACCCGGTGTCGTTTTTCTCGGATATTGAAGAAGCAAAAGCCGAACAGTCTGGGATTTCACTTACTTCAGACGACCGCTACACCATACTTGAGGTCCATGCTGACCTGATTATTGACGGTATTGATGGGGTGGACTCAGAAGGGGATTCTGACGAGCTAGATATAGCAAAGCCTTATGTGGTAACGCTTGAGAAGGGCACAGGGGAAATTCTGGCTATACGCCGTAACTGGAACCCTGACGATCCTTTGACACTTAAACGTCAACATTTCGTACATTACGTGTACGTCCCCGGTTTTGGATTTTATGGACTCGGACTCATTCACATTATTGGTGGCTATGCTAAAGCTGGCACTTCTCTTATCCGTCAGCTCGTGGACGCTGGAAGCCTATCCAATCTACCCGGGGGTCTCAAATCTAGGGGACTACGAGTTAAGGGTGACGACACACCGATTGGTCCCGGCGAGTTCCGTGATGTAGACGTGCCGTCTGGCAGCATCCGCGATAACATTATGCCGCTGCCATACAAAGAGCCAAGCCAAACACTTCTTGCATTATTGAAGCAGATCACCGAAGAAGGCCGACGTTTGGGGGCAATCTCGGACATGAACATCTCTGACATGAGTGCTAATGCTCCTGTCGGAACCACACTTGCTCTATTAGAACGTACTCTCAAACCAATGGCTGCGGTGCAATCCCGTGTCCACTACGCGATGAAGCAGGAGTTCAAGCTCCTTAGAAAACTCATTGCCGAGTACGCCCCTGAAGAGTATATGTACGTGCCTGACCGTGGCGAACCTCGTGCTCGTAGAGCCGACTACGCTATGGTGGAAGTAATCCCTGTCAGCGATCCCAATAGCAGCACAATGGCCCAACGAGTGGTCCAATATCAAACCGTGTTGCAAATGGCACAGGCCACCCCACAAATCTACGACCTTCCACAGCTTCATCGCCAGATGATTGAGGTCTTAGGTATTAAGAACGCCGACAAGCTCGTGCCGACTAAGGACGACATCAAGCCTACTGACCCAGTAAGCGAGAACATGAATGTCCTAGTCGGTAAGCCGATAAAAGCCTTTATTTATCAAGATCATGCGGCGCACCTTGCTACTCACCAAGCGTTTATGCAAGACCCCTCCATTATGGCGTTTATTGGGCAAAACCCCGCAGCGCAGCAGATCATGGCGGCCTTAAGTGCTCACATGGCAGAACACGTTGCATTCCAGTATCGGCAGCAGATTGAGAACGCGCTTGGCGTGCCTCTACCAAAACCAAACGAAGAAATACCAGAGGATATGGAAGTCAAGTTGGCTGGCCTTCTTGCAGAAGCCGCGCAACAAACAACGCAACAGAACCAAGCTCAAGCCGCACAAGCCGCTGCACAGCAGAAGATGCAAGACCCGATCATCCAAATGCAGCAGCAAGAGTTGCAGCTTAAGGCCGCTGAACAACAACGCAAAGCCCAGAAAGATCAAGCAGATGCAGCCCTTGACGCCGCTAAATTGCAGTTGGATGCGCAGAAGGCAGAGCGTACCGCTACTATTGAGGCAGCGCGTGTAGCAGCTCAAACAGAGCAAGCACAAGCTAAAAATGATCTGGACGAGGCGAAAGCCATTCTTGATTTGGCTAAAGCGCAGCAAACACAGCGAGGACCACGAGGTGGCTAAGAAATCTGGTATGGACTCCGCCGATGCAATACGCCTAAACCGTACCGTAAAGGGTACGAGCATTGGTAACGGCGCGCTAAAGATAAACTCAATGAACAAACATAAACGACGTAGTTTCAAAGAATACAGAGGACAGGGAAGATAATGGCTAAAACCGTCTTTGACGTGCTCAACGAAAAAATAACGGAGCTTAAAGGTTCCAGCGAAGATTTCCTGAAAAGCGGCGGAGCTAAAGACTTTGCTGAATATCGGGAGGTATGTGGCGTGATCCGAGGTCTAAACGCTGCATTAAGAGAAGTGAATGACCTTTCGCGTAACTATATGGAAGATGAAGATGACTGAAACCATAACGGTTAGTGGAGTAGACGCCGTGGGCGAAACTACCCCAGCACAAACTGCTTTGGAATTAAAACGAGCGGCTCAGATAGAAGAGCAAGCGAAACAACAAAAGGAGCTAGAGGAGGCGATACCCAAACCTACGGGCTATCACGTGCTTATAGCGTTACCTAATGTAGAAGAAACTTTTGGCGACTCGGGGCTTATTAAGTCTTCGCAAACAGTTCGTGATGAGTACATTCTTTCTACTATTGGGTTAGTACTCGATATGGGCGACCAAGCCTATAACGACAAAGACCGGTTCCCCACAGGACCTTGGTGTAAAGCCGGGGACTACGTGATGTTCCGAGCCAATACCGGTACTCGATTTAAGTTAGGCAAACAAGAGTACAGGTTAATGAACGACGATTCGATTCAAGCGGTCGTCCCAAATCCGCGACTAGTGTCGCGTGCATAAGGAGTAGATTATGCCTAGGCAACAAGTAGAGTTTGATTTTCCTGATCCAGATAAAGAAGAAGCAACATCCGCAGAATTTGAAGTAGATACGGGTGAAGAAGAAGCGCCACTTGAAGTAGAAGCTGCTGTTGGCCGCGAAGATATGCAAAAAGCGGACAAAAAAGAAGGCAAAAAAGCCGATACTATAAAAGCTGGGGACCTAGAGATTGAAGTGGAAGACGACACACCTCCAGAAGATAGGGGGCGTAAAGCGTCTGAACCACCTAAAGATGTAACCGATGAGGAGCTAGAAAATTACTCTGAGAAGGTTAAAAGCCGAATTAAGCATTTTAGCAAAGGCTACCATGACGAGCGTAGAGCCAAAGAAGCGGCCTTGCGTGAGCGAGAAGCGTTGGAAGCGTATGCTAAACAACTAGTTGCG